AGGTGTTGTAGAATCAAATGGGAAAAAATAATAATGGTCATTAAAAGTTGTATTTACCCATTGTTTATTTTCATCTAAAAATACCGAATCAATGCCATCATCAACTACTATTTTAAGAATAAATAAAGCATCAGGTCCACTTGCAGGAACTCCTAATCCAGCAACATCCATACTTAACTTCAATACATCACTTGTATTTACTTTAGGTAAATTTATTGGTCTAACTAATGCAGTAAAAGGATTTGAAAGGGAATACTCCATAATAAATGAATTGTATCTTCTTTCTGGATATGACTTAACATAAATTATTCCATCAACAAATCTTTCTTCTTCCCACGAAAATGCATTTCCTTCTGTTGGACTTACAACTGTGTAATTCTTTAAATCCCAGTTTGTAATGTAGTTATTTGGATATTCAATTACTTTGTCAAATCTAATCTTATTAAAACCCTTTCTAATTAGCTTAAATTGACTATTATCTACAAAGTATAAACCACTTGTATTTGAGTTAAATCCTTCAATGTTCCCAGTTGAATTATATATTGCATCATCAAATACACTTCCATCACTATTGTAAATAGTAACATAATAAGAATCTTGTGCAAATTGTGTTAAAGGAACTATGTAAAAGTTTCCCTTTGCTTGAAATAATCTTGAACCAACAGATTTAACAATCTTTGTTAATACTTCAAGACAATTTGTTGCTACTTGATTATCATTAATAAATGTTGCGTAATTAATGTATGATTGACCTAATGTATCAGCAGCTGGATCATCCGTTCTATTATCCATTCCATCGGAATAAAAACTTACACCACTTACAATATCATATTCTAATGGATATTCTAACTTTAACAATGCAGTCTTTATATAAAATATAGCAGTAAAAATATCAACCAATGTTGTGTCATCTGCAATAAAGAAAGGTATTCTTTCTAATAAACCTAAACCATCAATAGCATTAAACGTTAATTGCTTTCTACCTGTGCTAAATGAATATTGTACGTTTTCACTTAATATCCATCCTTGCCAATCTAAATTGCCACCACTTAATACTTTAACAAAATACTTTCTATCGTTTAAAGTAGTAAAGTCAGGCATATTTTCTACATCATCCGTAACATCAATTGAAACGTTTAAAGTACTAACATAAATAGGCTCAAATGTATCATCGCTTCTTGGTATATATTGTATCTGCAAATCAATACAAGGATATTCTATTATTGAACCAGCATAATCTTCCTCATAAATATTTACAACACTTGTAACATCCGATTTAGTTGCTGCCGTGATTGTATATTTTATTTCGTATGCCATTAACCCCTAATTATATTTAATGAAGAATTAGACCTTTGCATTGCCAAAACCAAGTCTTGACCTCTTAATACAAATTGACCATTTTGTCCCATACTATTGCCATTCATTGCACCAGCATTAAAAGAAGATTGCATAATATTTCCAAGTTTGCTTAAAGGCAAAACCGCTTCGCTTTCGTTTCCTTCTCCAATCATTGCTAATGTTGGACCAGTTGCAATTCCTCCAGCAGCCATTTTTGGTATTCCTAATATTTTATTAAATGCTCCTATAAATGATACACCTCCTCCAGCTGCCCCACCACTTATTAAAGACATAATTCCAGCAAAAATTGCAGCTTGAACAACCATTTCTGCCATTTGTCTTAACAATCTACTAAACATTTCCTTTAATGCGTCTCCAGCACTTACACCTTGCTGCATAGCATCATACATACCAAATAAAGCACCTGTAACAGTTTGTGAAATTGTCATAGCAAAATCTTCGTATGCTTTATTTAATGCTTGTAAATTCTTATTTTCCTTATCAATATTATCTTTTGCTAATTTTTCTTTATACATAGTCCAACCAGTCAAATATTTAAGATAATCATCGTGTTGCTTTTTTTGATCTGCAAAATAAGTATCTTCTGGTCCTTCTTCTCGTTTACTTAATAAATCGTTTGTTTTATTAATTTTTCTAACATATTCATTTAATTCATCTAAAGATAAAAGTTTATCTTTTTTAGCTGCTTTAGGAGCATTATACTCATTTGGTATGTTTACATTTTTTGATAATTCAACAATATCTTGAAATATCTTTTTTCTTCTTTCTAGTAAACCATTTAAGTTATTTTCTTGATCTCTTTGATTAATAGTTTCTTTTAATCCTTGTTGTCTTAATTCAACATCTGTTTTTCTTGCATTTAAACTATCTTTAAAAATCTTACCAATTCTTATAATATCTTTAGCTTCTTGTGTTAAAGTAACACCTTGCTCTTTAAGTATTTGTTCTGTTACTTGTTCTAATTCCTTTTGCTTTATTTTAAGAGCAATAACTGAACTTAAATTAGCTATATATGTATCATACGCAGTATTTAATCCTATAACCACTCCTTTTTCAAGTGATAAAGCACTAAATATCTCTGGGTTTATTTTTTTTAATGCCTCTAATGCTTTTAATTTTCTATTTCTTGTTTCGTTCTCATTTTGCAATACTGCAATTAAACTTGAAACTTGTGTTACTTCTTGTGCAGTTGAAGAATATACTTGGTCAATAGCATCTTTTTGCTCTTTTATTCTATCAGTATTTTCTTTAGTTTTTTCCGCTGCCGCTTTTTGAGCAGCACTTGATTGAAACAACTTATCTCCAAATGTTACTAACAAAGAAGATGCAACACCTAAAGCTAAACCAATACCTGCTGGACCCATTAAGTTTTGTGCCATTGCTTTTAATGCAGCACCAGAACTACCAGCATCAACTTTTAATCTTTGAAATGATTCAAGTAATGGGTTTAAGTTATTAGCAATACCTATAAATCCATAAGGAGCATCCTGTGCAACCCTTGATAAGTTTGATAAAGCGTATGTTGCTTGATTACTTGTATTAGGCAACTTTTGAAATGCAGCACCTAAAGAATTTGTAGCAGTAACAGTTTGTTGGATATTTTGTACCGCTTGTTGATTGTCTGCGGTTATCGTAATTTTTAAAGTTTCTTGTGCCATTTTATTAATTTACTCCATATAACTTTAATGTTCTTGCCAACTGCTCATCGGTTAAAAATGTCTTTTCTTCTTTTATATTTACATCGTCAATCTCTGGTATGCTCCAAAATGATTTAATGCTTTTAGGACTTTTTTCGGTTGTGTTACTTAAGTATATAATATAGGCGAGGTTTCTTGTCCTCGCCCATTCATTTAACTCGTTTCTTTCTTTTCCCATTACAATAATAGAAAAATCCTTCCAAGTCATATCCCAAAATTCATTTGGTCTTATCCCACATTCAGCAGCCTTAACTAATACATCATCCCAATTTAGCTTTGTTAGGCTTTTTTTTTTCATCTTCTTTAGGCTTCCCTTGCACTGAAATTACTGTTGTTTCTACAACATATTTCATATAATCTACAAGTTGACCATCAGTTTTGAATATTGATCCTAATTCATCAATCCAATCACAAGCATCTGACTCTGTATAAATAATCTCATCTTTATTTGAAACACAAGCCGATTTATAACCTATATATACCAACTTAATGATATTGTCTAAATCAAAATGTGATTCCCCTAATAAAGTGAAATATTTATCTATCGTTATACCTTTAGCAATGCAAAATTCTCGCATTGCCCAAGTACCCCACTTTAATTGAATTGTTTTGTTGTTGGTTTTTAATTGATACATAGTTTTTTATTTATTATGCTTGCTCTGTTTGAGTAATAGGAGGAACACTTACTACAAAAGTTGCAGTAAATTTAACATCATCTTTATCGTCAGCAGTTACACCAAAATCGCTAATAAATACTAATTGACCAGCACCGCCATAATATACATCTCCAGCAGTTGGAGTTGCTTTACCCATCTTAATTGCAAATAAAGTCTTTGCAGCGTGAGCAGTGTATAATTGTTGGTAGCTATCTTTAGATGGAGTTCCTGTTTCATCAATCGCAAAACCTTCACACTCAAAAGATTGAGAAAAAGAAGGTGCTGGAGTAAACTCGTTGCCACACTTAGATGTTGCATCTATTGTGTCATTAGTTGATGTTAAAGAGTTTGTAGTCAAACAAGCAACAGGCTTGAATGTACCAT